TCTAACTCTTCAAACATAAACATATTCAAACGAAATGCATAGTTTGCTTCAGAGATAATAGCAGAGAGCTGTGATTCTGTCACAGGCAGTGTATTTAGTGTAGCACGATAATTATTTTTAAACTCCTTCTTATTCTCTATCTCAGGGAACTCATAGAAGTCTAACCCACCATCGTTTAATTTAAGAGCGTTCTTAGCAATATTTCTAAGGATCTGACCCCCAGAGAGATCACCCAAATATCTAGTATAATGATGACCCACAAGAAGTTCAGTCTGGTCATGTGCTACCTCACGAATACGGTTAACATACTGTTGACATGCTTCAGTAGGATAAATGGTCTTGTCCCAACCCTCTCCATAAAAATACTCACAGTCTTTTGCTAGACTACGATGTCTATAAAGTTCCTTAATGTTTAATGGTCCTATAATAGGATCATCTTTCAATCTTAGAACTTCTACTTCCATTGCCTGATAGATGAAGTAGTAGTTAGCAACAAGTTGTCTATACTTTTCCCTATTGACTACTCCACGAAGGAATGAGCTAACAAACTTAGTATTCTCTGCTGCTGAGTGAGACTGTTTAGTCCCTTCTTTAAGTTCTTTCGCTAATGCCATATACAATTATCAACTGTTTTATATATTATAGCACAATCACTCTTCTGTATCAGAAGACAAACTTGCTTTGTATATAGCAAGTTGTTCAGATGCAGTTGGTTGACCACCTGGACCCCATTCCTGATCCTCTACCTCAGAATCATAAACTACTGTGTCATCTTCGGAGACATTAGTACTTTCTTTCACTTGGTTACCAAGAGCAGTAGGTGTTGGTACTCCCTTATTAGGATAAAATGTTCTCTTATCAACAGAAGTAATAGGACCAAAGAAATATCTATCGTAAGTAAAGGTTACCTGACATTCAAGCACTTGGTTACCATCATATGAAACAGGCATTGCTGATACAGCAACTGGGAATGCATTAAGGAAAGTGTATTCAACATTCCTAAAGTGATCTTTATTAAATTTCTGTATTCTTATAGTATCAACTTTATAATCTGTAGGCCACTGCATACGATGGTAATATGCTCTATGTGTTGTATCTGCTCTATCATTCTTATCACCATAATGTGATCCAGAAGCTATAAACTCATGCCACATTTCAAAAAATTGTAAAGTTCTATAATCACTATCAACATAAAATGTAAAAGCAGAATCAGTATATACTCTAGTATGAGCCATCTTCTCAATTATACCCATCCTATTACCTTCAACCTGTGCAGTAGCAAAAGAAGTTGCAGGTAATTCAGCACTATTACATAACAATCCAAGATCTCTACTAATAAAGAAGTTACTTACTCTCGGATTTTTCTGAGTAATATAACCCCTAAGTTGTTGCATAGCAGCAAATCCATTAAAGAATACTTCATAATGGTTTGTAGTAGCTACCTTCTGGAATAAACTACGGATTCTTTCAGTTTTCTTTACTCTTGGATAGACTGGCACAATAAATACCTAAAGGGATCTTACGATGTATGGCTCGTTCAGGAAGATACAGACCTTCTAATATAACAAAGTACAGAGGGGACTATCGTAACATTATTTATCGCAGTTCCTGGGAAAAAGTGTTTATGTCCTATTGTGATAAGAATGAAAATGTAATAGAGTGGGGAAGCGAAGAGGTTATTATCCCTTACCGATCACCACTTGATAACAGATTACATAGGTATTTTCCTGACTTCTATGTTAAAGTAAAAGATAAATCAGGAGTACCTAAGAAATATATTATTGAAATTAAACCTAAAAGACAATGCACTGAACCAAAGATTCAGAAAACTAAAAATAGAAAGTATGTAAGAGAAGTAATGGAATATGCTAAGAACCAAGCAAAATGGGGTGCTGCAAAAGAATTCTGTAAGGACAGAATGATGGAGTTTAAAATACTAACGGAGGATAATCTAGGTGTCTAGACTACAGCCAATTGTAGATGAATTTGTCGGGACAGAACAACCCGATGATACAATGCTGGAAGTTTTAGATGCTTTGCAAGATACCAAAACTATCCTACCAGAAGAAGGTGGATTCTATACCTTTGTATATCTACCAAAGACTCCTATGATTGAGTATGATGAATTTCCTCTAATAGCATGTATGGAATTAAAACAGTGGGGTATTAGAGGATTTAGTTATCATTGGAATAAAATGAGAAATTATACATGGAATGAAGTGATAGGAGAATTCCATGAGCTATCAGTTGCTGAATTAGAACATGCTAGATCACTGTCATATGCGAAATTCAAGCTAAATACATAAAAAGAGTATAGAATAGTGTCAAATGTCACCAGCTTTGGAGATAAACTGTTACGGTATCCAACGGATATGGTGGACCAACATACTGATTATTTTCAAATAGAAGTATTAAAGCAGAAAAAATCTTTAGGTGGACTAGCAGCGTTAGATGGATTTGGAACTAAAGAGACAGTCAGCAAAGACCCTAATGATGCTACAAAATCAATAACTAAGAAGGAAACAACTGGTGGTCTAACAGGACTTTTTAAAGGGGATCTTGATACAGGTGCTGCTATGCAAGCAAGTGATAGATATAAAGATCTACCAACATCTCATGTAATTCTTTTACCAATACCACAGAATATAAAGGATAGTAATGGAGTTAGTTGGGGTGAGAGTAAACTGAATGATTTTGCTGCTTGGGGTCTCAGTAAAATTGGAGAAGCAATGAACACCAATACTGGGATGGAGTTATTAAAAAGTCCTGGTAAAGTTTTTACTGAATTAAAAGATGCTAAAAGTGGATCCAGAGGAGCACAAGTATTAAATTATGGAAAAATGGTTGCAGCAGCAAGTGCAGCAAATGCTCTTGGTGCAAATGTTACCATAGGTGGATTACTATCAAGGGCTAGTGGACAAATTATCAACCAAAACCTTGAAATGGTTTTTAGTGGTGTTACAGTAAGATCTTTCAACTTTGGATGGGATATAATTCCAAGAGATAAAGATGAAGCAAATCATGTAATGAAAATAATAAAAGTTCTAAAAAGAACAAGTGCTGCAAAAATGGATAGAGATCAAAATTTAGGATTTCTAAATGCTCCTGATATATACAGAATAAAATATATGAAAGGTGGATCAGCACATCCATTCCTTAATAAATTTAAATCATGTGCATTAAAAAATGTAGCAGTAAATTACACAGCTAGTGGAACTTATGCTACCTACCGTGATGGTACTCCAGTTCATATGAAATTGGATCTACAATTTACTGAATTGAATCCAATATATGCTGAAGATCATGAAAAAGTTACAGAGGGAGTTGGTTACTAATGGCTAAACATTACTTTAGAAATATACCCAACATTGGGTATAAAAATAACCTAGACTCTTCTGTTGATAGAGAGAATTATGTCTATGCTAAGAATTTATTTCTAAGAGCAAAAGTTAGAGACGATGTTGAAAAAGAAATTACATTCTTAAACTCTTATAATATTAGAGAAGGTAAAAGACCACAGGATGTTGCAGATGATATCTATGGAGATCCAACTCTTGATTGGGTTGTATTAACTGTTGCAAATATTATTAATGTTAGGGATGAATGGCCAATGACTGGTAAAGTGTTATATGACTACTGTGTAACAAAATATGGTAACGAAATGAATGATACAGCATTCTATGAAACTAAAGAAGTAAGAGACAATCAAAGTAGATTAATTATGCCAGGAGGTAAAGTAGTAGATCGTAGTTTCACTATACCTCATCCAGATAATCCTCAGATTACTCTAAGTATAGATTCACCAGAACCTCTAGTCATAGGAATTAATAATTTCCTAGCAGAAACTAGAGAAAATGAGAAAAAAAGAAATATAAAAGTTATGAGAAAAGAATATCTAACAATGTTCATGCAAGATATGAGAGATAATCTCCGTTATACTAAATCATCTCAATTTGAAACTCGATTCTTAAAGAACGCAGCTAATCCTACTTAAGTTTAGGTCCACTAGCCCATCCAACCAATACTAACCTCTCACCACTAGTGAGGGGGAATGCTTTGTGTGGACACCTAGCATCAAAAACAACAGAAGCACCCTTACTCTTAGGGATTTCACAGTGTTGATTGAAATAATCTACAAGAACTAGATCTCCACCCTCATACTCCTCAGGACTAGAGAGTTGAACACTTATACTCAATTTTCTCCATACATCAGTTTTAGGTGCAATACCATAATCACAGTGCCATGAGAACTGTCCACCTGTTCTATACCTAAGAATTTGAAACTCAAATGTACTAATGTCCATTTGATAATTCTTTTTATTGACAAAGTTAAACATATTCATTCCCACCATATGTGGAAAGCTGTTTCTTTGTGGAGCATGTATATCACATACTCTAAAATTCTTTTCTTTTACTGTCCCATCCTTTTCAAAATGATCTTGTTTACAACTCCACCATTGTTCATCATCTTTTGGAATATTTTTGACATAATCGTCTAATCCTTCCATTGCATCCTTACTTAAGGCAACAATATAAAAAGGATCTTCACGAGAATAGTTGTAAGCATCATGTTGAGCAGTATGCTCTTCAAATTTTTTCATCAAATCAATGCTTCTAATTCAGATATAGTAGTAGCGTTAGTAATTGTTGTATATGGTACTGTGGGATTTGATTTAAGAGAAGCAGATTCTCCCTTCATATCTGCTATCGACTGTATATCAGCATTCTCCTTCTTTGTAGCTAGAAACTTAGATTCCAATATCTCAGTAGTAAGTGTCTTTGCTGTAGCAAGATCTGCTGTAACAGTCTTACTGCCATGATTGTACTGCCATGCAGATCTAAACTCCTTAGAGGGTAGATTAGCAGGATCAATGACAGAATAATCCGATGTAGGTATATCCTTTGCAATAACATCATCATCGGATAGAGCACAATCCATTGTGGGGATTACTACTCTACACTTGCCGTTAGAATCGGCATATGCGATAACTTTATTGCGTGACATTAGGATACAACAGAAGCAACAACGCTTGTAGCATCAGGAAACTTTTTCTTAAGCTTAGTTTCTGCATCAGAAGCACTGGTAGCAAAGATTTCTATGCTCTTGTCTGAATTACCTGTTTTGTAATTAACAATATAATGAGTTGCCGA